TACTCAAATTCTTGCAAAAGACAAGTATGATCCTGAATGTAAGGTTAGTGGCTTTGATAATAGGACTACATGTAGCGTTAAAGAATATGGTGTTTACGTATATGATAAGCCAACAGTTTTAAGTTCAGTTGCATTTGGTGGGGTGTGGACAAGCGCAGATCCGGAAAATATTGGATTAACATTTAGCCTTGGCGACATATCTTCTTTAATTGAAAGTATTTCCTTTAATGTAGATGGTGAAATTCAGAATTTTAAAGTTTCAGTTGATTCAACTAAAACAGTGCATATGGGTGGATCATTATGGAAATCTGTCAGCGTAGTAGTTTTGCCGAAGTCTTACATAGATAAAATTCTAAATACTAAAAATGTAAAATTCAGAATTGTTACAGTTTCTAAAGGTTATCGAGAAGGTTCATTTTATTCTGAGAAAGGACAAGCAAGTGAACCAGTTAAAACTTTAACTGCTTTGATGAAAAAGATTAAGGAATAAGGTGCTTTCGGGATTATATTTCCTAAAGCATTAAAAGTTTAGTTATTTAAAAACCCACTCATTGAGTGGGTTTTTTGTTGCCTGGAGAAAAGTGGTATGGCACAAGAATCTCGTTTAGTAATTGTCATAGATTCAAAAAATGCTGAACGTAATGCACGAAATCTAGGCAATGAGCTCGATAGCATAGAACGTAAAGGGGAGTTCGCTTCTAAGTCCATGGACGGTTTGTCAGTAGCAACGCGGTCACTTGCAGGTTATATGGCTGGGTTAGTTACGGCGGGTGAAGCTGTTTCAAAAATGGATGCTTATACTGGCCTTCAAAACCGTCTAAAGCTTGTTACCAAAAATCAAACTGAACTAAATAAAGCAACTGAAGATACTTTCAATATTGCTCAAAAAACTTATTCAGCTTGGGATTCAGTTTTACAGGTTTACCAGCGCTTTAGTGACAATGCTAAAACGTTGAATTTGACTATGGATGACACCGCTCGCTTAACTGAAACTGTCTCCAAAGCAGTAGCGATTAGTGGTGCCAGTGCTCAAGCTGCAGATGCTGCTTTAGTACAGTTTGGACAAGCTTTAGCAAGTGGTACTTTGCGTGGCGAAGAATTAAATTCTGTCATGGAGCAAACACCAGCTTTAGCAAAAGCAATTGCGCAGGGTATGGGTATTACTGTTGGTGAATTGCGTTCCGTTGCGGCTGAAGGGAAAATTACTTCACAAGAAATTGTTAAAGCACTTAAAAATGTTCAGAATGATGTTGATGCATTATTTGCTAAAACAGATGTCACTATTGGGCAGTCATTGACCCTTCTGAATAATCAAATTACAAAATTTGTAGGTGAGGCAGGCAAAGGATCTGGAGCAGCACAAACTTTAGCTGGTGGCATTCAGTTACTTGGCAATAATTTAAATGTCATCATTGATGGTGCAATAGTTGTTGGAATTGGCTTAATGACAAAGTCTATCTTAACTAAAACAGTCGCCGTTCAAGCTAGTATCGTTGCATCTGCTCAACAAAGAGCAGCCAATTTTGCAGAGGCACAATCTCAAGTACAGTTGCTCGGTGTAGAAGCAATGCGAGCAAGACAATCCGCTGCATTAACTCTCACAGAGGTAGGTTTGGCTCGAGCAGAATATAATGCAGCATTGAGTGCAAATGCACGTGCAGCAGCGATCCAAAGACTAACCGCTGCTGAAGTTGCCCATAATATTGCTGTAAAAGAAGCAACCATTGCGACAACAGCTTATTCGGTAGCTCAATCTCGATTAACTACAGTAGCCACTTTAGGTAGTAGAGCTTTAGGTCTAGTGGGTGGACCGATAGGTGCAATTACACTTGGAATTACGGCTTTGGCGGCTGGCTATATGTATTTCCAAGATAAGGCTGCAAAAGCTACCCAGAAACTTGAAGAACAGGCAAAAGTTGCTGAAAGAACAGATGAAGCTTTAAAAAAATTATCTGGCAATGATAAGGCAAAAGCCGTTAATGATTTAACTACAGCGTTCAAGGCTCAAAATGAAGCACTACAAAAATCCTCATTCGCGGTTGGTGCAGCTTTAATTGATATCGAAAACTATGCACGAGGAAATAAAGAGGTTGAAAAGATTTCACAAGATGCAAGAACTGGAACAATCAGTTATTCGGAAGCCATTGAACGTTTAAATAAAATTAAACTGCCTACCGATCTGTATGAAAATCTTAAAAAGCAAGCTGCCCAATATGATGAAAACTCATCTAAAGCAAGTTTGTCTGCAGAAAAGCTCAAAATATTCGGTGTTGAAGTTAGTCTTGCTGGCAATAAGGCACAAAATGCAGCAGTACAAGTAAAGAGTAATACGGATGAGCTACATGGTAATGCTAACGCAGCCGATCGTGCAGCTAAAGCGCAAAAAGGTTATTTCGAAAGTCTTCGTTCAGAAGTACTTAAATCGAATGAAGAGCTGGCGTTATTAAATCTTGGCTACAGTGAAGAAACTGTTAAAAAGATTATTGAACTTCAAAAGGCAAAACAAGCCGTTGCTCCTCCAGGTACTACTGCAATTGTAACCAAAGAGGAGATGGATTTAGTTGCACAAGCTCAAAAGGCCCTCGATGTACTGAAAGACAAAAAGGATGAGCTAACTGCTGCTGAGCGAAAACATACGAGTGAACTTGAGAAACAACAAAAAGTTTTACAAGTGAATGAGAAAGTTAAAGCTAATGCGGCTAAATATAATTTTGCCGATATTGAAGCTAAATATAACTTGCCAGCTGGCACCTTATCTGCAATCCATATGATTGAGTCACGTGGTAATGCTAGAGCTTACAACAAGTCTACAGGCGCAACAGGTGGGTTCCAGTTTCTAGAGGGTACAGCAAAGCAATATGGAGTAAAAGACCGTTATGACTTAGCTCAGTCTGCTGAAGGTGCAGGTAAGTACATGTCGTACCTTTTAAAACTTTTCAAGGGAGATTTAGAAAAAGCTGTCAGAGCCTACCACGCAGGCGAAGGCAATGTCCAAAAGGGTAAAGGTATTGGTAAAAATAATAACCAGTACTGGAAAGATTACCAAGGCTATATGGCAGGCGTTAATGGTTATACAGCGGGAGATATATCTTCGAAAGATTTTGATAAATTACTTCAGGACAACACCAAGCTAGCTGAAGAACAAGCTAAGTTACGTCTTCAGCTTGAAAATGAAGTTGCCAATCAAGTTACTAAGATCCGAAATGATCTTGCTAAAAAACTTGAAGATGTTGATAAAGCTAATTTTAGTCCTGAGCGTAAAGAGCAAATTAAGACTGAGCTACGAGCTCGTGCAGATAATGATATTGCAATTGCAGAGCAAGCCACAAAGTCTAAGCTAGATTCTTACCGTGACTTTTTAAAAACAGAAGAACAGCTTTTAACAGACAGTTTTGCAAAACGTCAGTTTGAAGCTGCTCATGATCTAGAATTAACAAAGGAACAAAGAAAAGCGGCAGTAGATTTACTTGCAAAACAACTGCAACAAGAATTAGCACTAATTCAGATAGCTCGAGAGCAACGTTTATTTCAGGCCAGACAGTTCTTATATTCAGAAGTTGATGCTATTAAGGAAAGGTATCGTATTGAACGGGAACAGATTGCATTAACTACTAAAGATGAGGAAGAGCGACGGGAACGTCTGTCTTTATCTAAGGCGCAAGAACGTCTAGAGATTCTAGATAAGGCTTTTCAATCTAGTAAAAATTGGGATCAGACTAAAGCTGATATGACGGGTAATAGTCAACAATACCAGCTAAACCAATCACGTAATGATCGGAGGGCTCAATCTTTAAATTTAGCAAATACTCAAGTAGCTGCACTCGATATTCAAGCTAAAGATCCAAATGCAAATTTGGAAGCTCTGAATGCACAACGTGAACAAATCATGAAAGAACACTTTGAGCGCCTGAAACTGATTGAGTCGACATATCAAAATGATTCAATGAGTCTTCAATTGGGTTATGGAGCTAATGTTACAGGGGCTTTGGCTGGCATGTTTAAAAATATGCTTGGTGAGTCATCAAGTGCATACCGCATTCTTTATGAAAGTCAGCGCGCATTTGCTTTGGCGCAAGCTGGTATGAACATGTGGAAAGCAGCATCAGATGCTTATGCAAATGAACCCGGTACTTGGTATCAGAAAGCTGCTGCAGCAGCGATCGCAACAATTAAATCAGGTACATTTGTATCTCTTATCCAAGCTGCGACACCGCAAGGATTTGCGGATGGTGGTTATACAGGAAACGGCCTTAAACATACTCCAGCTGGCATTGTGCATAAAGGTGAGGTTGTTTGGTCTCAAGAAGATATCAAACGCTGGGGAGGAGTAAGTGTTGTTGAGAACATGAGGCAAAGTAATCCAAATGGGTATGCTAACGGTGGCTATGTATCAAACAATCAAACGGATGCAATTGCAACAGTTAGAGAGCATAGACAATTTGATGCGATTAATTCTGGAAGAACTGAGAAGTCTCAACCTACTGTTACCATTATCAATAAAACATCAGAAAAAGTGGATGCTACCTCTGAATGGGATGGTAAGGAGTTAACAGTTATCTTAAAAGAGTATCAGAAACAAAATGAGGCAATGGTGGATGCAAAGATTGAAAAACGATTC